ATGATGAATTTTTTAATAATGTTTTTTTAGATGTAGAAGATTTTGATGATGAATTTTTTAATAATGTTTTTTTAGATGTAGAAGATTGTAAAATTTTATTTTTTGCTCTTATTTTTATTTTATTAGTAATTATATCAAAATCTTTTTTAGATACAAAATAAGAATCATATGGTTCATTTCCAATTGGGATATTTTTAATATCATTTAAATCTAAGATTTTTTTATTATTTACTATATTTATATTATTATATTCAGTTTTTTCTGTTAATATTTTTTTATTATTTACTATATTTATATTATTATATTCAGTTTTTTCTGTTAATATTTCTCTACCACCTGTAATAACATCTTGTTTACACTCTTTGTGTATGTTATTTATTATTTTATCTTTATTATTTCTATAAAAATCATAACGATATATTAATATATTTAATAAATTGTCTATCATTTTTTCCAAATCTTTATATTCTTGTGTTTCTACAGAAGAATTTATTAATCCAGTCATATATTTTTTTAAGAAACGAATAAAACTTGGTTTAAGTTCTTTTAATAAAAATTCTTTAAAATTCTGTATTTTATTTATAAATTTGTCATAATATTCTTCAATTATATCTTTATTCATAAATAAAGTTTTAACATTTTGTAATTCTGATAATAAAGTAATGTGTTCTATTGGTTCATCATTTATAGTAAATTTTATTTTTCTAATACCTGATGTATTATATAATCCACATCCTTTAAACCATACTAATATATTTTCAGAAGGATTTTGTGTACTTTGTAAATAATTTCTATTATTAAAACAATCAATATTAGACATTAAACAATCTATGAAGAAAGAGTCTATATTATAATTAAAAATTTTACCAATTGTTGTATCATAGTTATTATCATATTTCCATGCTGTATAAATAGACGGTTCTGTATTATTAGCATTACAATATATATAATATTTTATACAATTATAACGGAATTTTAAATAACATTCATTTATAATTAATTGATGAAATGTATATTGTATGTTAAAAAATGAATTAATATCACTATTATTTAATACAGTTCCCAATGATGTATATATATATTTATTTGTAGTATCTATATAAATATTTGGCACATTTGGTCTAAATAAATTTTTAGTAAATTTATTTGTTATTCTTAAACATGCTGGCATATTATAAATTTTAATATTATCTGAATATATTCCGGCATTACTAATATAATAATTAGTTATTTTATATAATGGATTTGTACCATTTAATTTAATAGATTTAAATAAATCTATACAATATTGGTCACCTTTATCCGATTTTTTAACTTCGCAAAAAACATATCTTATATTACTAATATTTAATTCGTATTTTATTAATATTTTAGCACCAGGTAATAATATAATTTGATATAAAGCGTCATTAAAATTAATATATTTAATATATTTATTTATTTTAAATATATATACAATACCTTTTTTGTTAAAATCTCTTATATTTGGTTGTGATGTTCCATAATCTAATGCTGTATATATATTAAAAGTACAAGATAAGAATGATAATAAATGCATTTGATAATCAGATTGATTATGAATTATATTTTTAGCACCATGAAATACATAAATATCATCTTTATTATACGATGATAAAAACTTATATTTAGTAAATTCAAACATATCTATTAATCTTTTTGTAATAGATTGCTCTAGTTCAATATCATTTAATATAAAATTTTGCAATCCTTGATTAAGATCTCTGCTAAATAAAGGTGAAACACCTTTATATGCTCTTTCAATATTATATAATATATATGTATCAATATCTAAAGGTTGATATTCTTTTAATTTAAAAAATTCGTTATAATTCATAACAGACATAGAAGGATATGGTCCATCGAATTTAAAATAATAATAATAATCAAAACTTGTTTTCTTTGAATAATATGCATTATTTATTAAAATATATACTAATTTATTTATTAAATGATCATTATTATCATATTTTATAAATTCTTTTAATATATCATCATATATTTTAAGATTATTTGTTATAATATCATAATTATTTTTTAATTCTGAACTAAATACATTTAATATTGTTAAAATACTAAATAAATCATTTTGTATAATTAAATGAGTATTTTTTGCTAAATTTGTTCCAGTAGGTATTTTTATATATTTTAAAAAATAATATTTAGGTAATATTGTATTATATTTTAAAAAATTGCTAATATATATATCATGCAATGTTTTAAAAGTATTATTATCATTTAAATCTACTTTTACATAATTTTTTTCATTATCTTCATTATAAGGATCAAAGAATATATCACCGTTTTTTTTTATAATAGTAACAATAAATATTTTATTTAAAATTGTATTTAATAATACATTAGAATTATTTGTTTGAATAGAATTAATATTTATTTTATTATATTTACAATTACAAATATCATATATAGAACATTTATAATCTGTATTATTTTCATTATAATTTTTAAGTGAATTATCATCAAATAAACAAAATGATATTTTTACATCATCTATTTGAATATTTAAAACCAAATTATATAATATATATATAATTTGTTTTAATACATGCTTTGTATATTCATTAAAATTAATTTTATTATTTTTATTAATATTATTACAAGATATTTTATAATCTAATAATATTGATTTTTCAAAATTATTAAAATATGTTGTTTTATTTAAAATATCATCTATTGTAATTTTATTATTTTTTAAATCATCATACATTTGAATATAAACTTCTTTTTTAAATTTTTGAGGAAATTCTATTAAATATTCTTTATCTGTTATTTTCAATATATTATTTTTCATATTATTATCACCAATGTCATAACATTTTGATAATACTTGTTGAACTATTTCACTATCGTAATTTATTTTTTTACCAGTTAAAGGATTTGTAAATTTAATTTCTTTTTTTGAGGTTTTAGGCAAAGACTCAATAAATTTATCATTAATTTCATTTATTAAATTAATACATTCTTCTTTATTTAATTTATCAAATTTTTTATTAAATTTAACATATGTTGATTTCTTTTTAAAAAATATTTTAGAATCATTTATATTATCTGTTGTATTAGGTGATTTAGAAGATTTTACAAGTGTTTGAGGAGACGGAGATAAAGATTGAGGTTTTTTAAGAGAAGATGAAGATTTTGATGATGATGAAGATTTTGATGATGATGAAGATTTTGATGATGATGATTTTTTAGGAGAAGAAGGTTTTATAACTGTTTTAGAATTTCTACTTCTTAAATTATACCTACTAGACATTTATATTCTAAATATTATATATATAATATATAATATAAAAATTGATTATATTATATAAAATGATATATAATGTCTTTATACGAAGATTATAATTATTTATTAGAAGGTGGGTTTAAATTGAATAAATTAAATAATCGTAAATATGGTTACTACTATTCTCGTAAGGATACTAATATAGAGTTACTAATATTTATTAAAAATAGTCTAAAATACTATCTTAAAAATCAATTTAATATTGGATGTATTAATAATATTTGTCCAGACGAAACATATATTATTACACAAAATGATAATATTATTATTAAAATAATTGATAAAATATCTCATAAAAATATTAAAAATGTTCCATATAAAAAAAAAGAATATGAAATGATGTTTTCAAATATTAATAATTTTAAATTAGAATACGGTATTATAATAAATAATAATAATATTAAAATTGAAAAAAAAATTAAAGAAATATTAGCTTTTTATGATATTGAAATTTTCAATATTAATAATGAATACCATTATGATAATATAGATAAATGGTTAGATAAACACTGAATTAGATTTTATTATATTATAATAAAAATTGATCAAATATATATTATTATAAGCTATATATGCTATAAAGCTATATAAATATTAATATGCTAGTAACTATCAATACTATTCCAAATGATATTATCATGGATATGATAGTTCTAAATTTAGAACTTAGTGATATATCAAAACTCATATTATCATCAAAATATTATTATTATAATAAAGATGCCATTTATAATACTGTCATTGCTAATGATAAATTTTTAAAAAACTATCTTAATAATATAAATTTAATTACTACTATAAACAAGAGTTCATTTACTTTGAAAATATTCTTTAAAATGTATGATAATATTAAAAATTTAACATATAGAGATACATCTATACGATTTATTGATATAAAAAAAAATACTCTTCTAACATCTGATATTATAGATAATACATTTAAATTATACAAATTATTAATGACATTTGTATTGTATAAAGAAAAGTATCAATTTAGAAATTTTATTACAACACATATGATAAAATATTTTAGAAATATATATAAATATAGACATCCTGAAAAAAAAGATATTAGTAATAAAATATTCTTTAATTTTATTACACATAGCGATGAATTAAAATGGCATTTGTTAAATATAAATATATATTATTTATATGAAAATGGAAATCTTATAGAAATAGCAAAACGTTCATATGATTTAAAAAATAATTTAGATTATTTTGATGATGGTATAATTGATAATAATTATGAGAATTCTATATATACTCTATCATTTTTAATAAAAATGTTTGAATATTTAAAAAATATAGAGATTAGAATATATTATATGTATAAAATATTTAAATATAGCAAATTTATATTATTATTAAATAAAAACTTTGATTTTAGAAATAAAAATTTTACTAGAGTTATAAAAAATAAAATAGAAGATTTTAAATATAAAATTGAAAATGATCTTAAATCTAAAATACCATATTGTATAAAACAGAAGATGTTTATTGAAATTGATGAATTAAATAATCTTTGTTAAATTATATTTTTACAATAATATAAAAATTATTTTATCTTTAATTCAAATATAAAAATTGATTTTTTTTATATTATATATAAATATATATAAATGTCTGCGAATAAAGAAGCTATTATAAATCATTTAACAATTTTAATGGATGCAGAAAAGTTAAATAAACAACCCTTTAAAGTGCGTGCTTATAAAAACGCTATAGAATCTCTTAAAACTATTAAAGAAATAAATAATATAGATAATATTAAAGAATTACCTGGAATTGGTGTTAAGATTCATGATAAAATTAAAGAATATCTGGAATCTGGAACTATTAAAGAAGCAGATAATATATCTAAGAATAATGAAACATTTATATTACAAAATCAACTATTAAATATATATGGAGTTGGTCCTACAAAAGCAAAAGATCTTTTAAGTAAAATTAAAACATTCGGCGAGCTTTATATGGAAAAAAATAAAGATTTATTAAATAATAAACAAAAAATAGGTTTAGCATATTATAATGACTTATTACAAAAAACTCCTTATAAAGAAGCAGAAGAACATAATAAATATATTGGAAATATTCTAAAAAATATAGAATACAATATGGTTGGAAGTTTTAGAAGAAAAAAGGAATTAATAGGAGATATTGATATACTAATTAAAGATAATCCTACTTTTGATTTAAAAAAATTTATTAAAAAGATGACAGAAGATGGTTATATTTTAGAATCACTAGCAAATGGAAAAAATAAATTTATGGGTATTTGTAAATTAAAAAATAATATTCCTAGAAGAATTGATATTTTAGTTGCTGATGATAATTACTATTTTGCTCTATTATATTTTACAGGTTCTTATCAATTTAATATTATAATGAGAAATAAAGCATTAGAATTAGGATATTCTTTAAGTGAATACGGTTTTAAAGATAAAAACACTAATAAATTATTAGACGACCTCAATAATACTGTTAAAAATGAGAAAGATATATTTAAAATTTTAAATATGAAATATGTAAAACCTGAAGACAGAATGTAAGTATATAAGGCGATTTCATTTTTATATAAATAATATGATTCTTTTTTATAGTAAATTTTGTAATCATTCTAAAATGTTATTAGAACATATAAAAAGATATGATAATGATAAAATAATTAAATTAGTATGTATTGATGATATTAGAACAACAAATTCTAATATATCATCTAAAATTCCTAGCGTACCAGCATTAATGATGATGCCATCTAAAGAAATTTTTTTTGGTAAACAAGCATTTGATATATTGCTTTTACCACCTAGAGGAATTCTTTGTAAAGGTACAAATTCTACAAAAGCCGATAAAAAAATATTAGATACTACTTCACATTCTGGAATGTCTGAAAAAAATACAATATCTGGAGAAAATTCAAATGATAATTCAGGTAATGAACCTTTTTGTTTCAGTTTAAATGTTTCATCTAAATATAGTGATAATTTTTCTCTAATAGAAGATGAAAATGCTATTAATAATGATAGAAGTTATAAATGGAATATTATTTCAGAAGAGAATGATGATGTTCAAGGAAGTACTATAAATAATAAACAAAATACAATAAATATTGATCATAATGAAATAAAAGCAGATGAACCAAGTGCTAAAAAACAAGGGTTACCAAGTATTGAAGAATTAATGTTACAAAGAGATAAAGATATTAGGTAAAATAAAATATATAAGGAATATTAATATCTATTATTATATAAATGACTTCAAAACAGGTATTTAATCAATATTATATAGATTTAATAAAAAGATTAAAATCTGTTTGTAAAAAAATAGAAACACCTACTGTTTTAAGTAAAAAAGTAATTAAATCTATTAGAGAAAATTATCATACAGTTGATAGATCAAGTGATGAATATATTACATTTTGCAATGAGAATATAACACAAGAACAATGGGATTCTTATATTGAAGCATGTGATCAAGAAGAGGCTAATAGATGGTTTGATGATAAGGAAGAAGTATTTTTATATAAAAACGTATCTTTAAAAGATATAAAAACTCTTATAGATGATATATATTTATATCATCATTTTACTAGCGTTTTTTATATTTTTAAAAATGAGCTTTCTAATGAAACTACAGCATTAATTATTAAACTTCTTCAAGGTACTGATAAAACTGTATCTATAGATGAAATAGAAGATGAAAAAATTAAAAAACTATTAGAACGCCTTTCATCGATTAGAAAATCAGAATTTAAATCCAAAACAGGTATTGATATGAAAGGAATTGAAAATACTACTTTAGGAAAACTAGCAAAAGAAATTCTTGAAGACGTTGATGTAGAAAAACTTCAAAAATCTATTGGAGAAAATGGTGATATTCTGAAAGCTATTGGAAATCCTGATAGTGGTTTTTCTGATCTTATTACAAATGTAAGTAAAAAAATGTCTGAAAAAATTTCAAATGGAGAATTAAAACAAGAAAATCTTTTAAGTGATGCTATGCAATTTGCATCTGTAATGCCTGGATTATTTGGGGGTGCAAATACTAGTTCTTCTGATAAACCTAATAAACAATCTAATCAACCTGATATGACAAATATGATGAATATGATGAGTTCAATGATGGGTGGTGGAAAAAATAATGACATGTTTAAAGCAATGGCGGCAATGGGAGCAGGGGCTAATAAAAATGGTAATAAAAAAACAAAAACATCATTTAATACATCTGCTTTAAAAAAAAAGGCAGCAGCATCAAAATTAAGAAATAAATTAAATAAGAGAAATAAAACTACAGTTGTTGAAAATAGTGGAGATAGTGAGTAAATATTATAAATATAATATATAGAATATATTGATGTTTTGGTTAAATAATATTGAAGAATTACTAAAACCGATATTAGTACCAAATTACTATATGAATTTTGAAGATAAATTAAATGCTATTATTAGATTTATTCTATTTATTGGTATAATAAGTGCTTTAATATTTAATGATGAAAAATTTATAATTTTTATAATAATTTTTATGATTATTTCAATCGTAATTTATTATTATTATTTAAATACTATAAATATTAAAGAGACATATTTAAATAGTAATAATCTTAAAATAGTAGATGATAAAATTTGTATTAAACCAACTGAAAACAATCCTTTTATGAATCCGTCAATATTAGATATAAAATATACGGGTGAAGATAATTTTGGCGCATGTCCTATTAAAGATGAAAAAATAAGTGATTTAATAAATAAAGAATTTTATAAAGGTGTGTTTAGAGATGTTGATGATTTATATAATAAAAATTCATTA